TATCTGCTTTGTAATCTCTAATATTGTCATAATTTATTGGCTATCTCCTGTGCTCCTTTAAGTATCTGTGCTCTCTTTGCCTTTTTCATTCTCTCAAAATAAAAAGCTCCTCGTGTTGGCGCTTCCTGATACTTTAAATCAGTCTGTGTTACTATCTTTTTCCCATCTTTTGGTGCATATGTGCTTCCAGTCGGCTCATATATCATAACTTTTCCATAATATGTAAATCGTGCATATGGAACATTGACATTAACATATCCTGAACCAATAACTGTATTTGTAATCATACTCTGTATCATTGTTCCTGAAGCCCTCGGCATCATTGGTGACATCTGCTTCATAACTTCGTTGTCAATGAACTTCTGTACAGGTCCACCCCTTTGAAGCCCTTTTCTTTTCCTTGCAAAGTCTTTCAGGGATATATTCATATTTCCGTGGATTGTAAAGTGCATATAATCACCTTCCTGCCAATTCTATGTGCTGCATATTCTTACTGCCGTACAATTTCTCTGTAACCTGATATACTTCATACACCCTTGTACTGCGTTTTAATTCTTTCAGGCTGTCTGATATTCCCTTATCTGACTGATTGTCAAATTCAACCTCACACAGTCCCTTAACAACTAAATCTTTAACTTTGAATACAATTCCTTTAGCCTGTTCTGCTGGAATGTATATCTTTAAGTTGTCATTTCTGGTGCTTCCGTCCTTGCTTACACTATCCTGTGTATCACTCATTACAAATACATCTTCTATATAATGCCGCAGAAAGCCTATATCTGTATGCGAATAATAAGTAACACTTGCATTAGTGTACATCTTCGCTCACCTTTTCCTTTTCTGCCTTAAGCTCCTCAACTGCATATCCTTTTTCCTTTAAAACCTTAACTGCATAATCATTATTAGTTATTCCTATGCCGTTCTTAAAATCAATTCCATATAATCTTTCAGTTATGCCAAGTGGGGCTGTAACTTTATATTTCATACATACACCTCCCAGCAGGAATACGGCTTAACAATCCTGTATGTGAAAGATAATTCTTTATACAGTCTTTAATCTCATTATCACAATTATCTTTCTGCACTGCTTTACTTTCGTATGACACAGAGTAATCTCCCACCTTTTCAGATGTTATGCCCTTAACTGCTTTATCATATTCCTGTAATTTCTCTGCTATATCACATACGCACTTTTTTACTTCTTCCGGTATATCCGTAGATGTCTTTAACCTTCCAAATGTATAATAGTCTACCTTTCCTGCCGCCTTTGCTTCATAATAATTAAAATCAGCGGCACTAATAAGTGCCGCTTTTCCAAGTAAATATTCGTTATTATAATATTCATAATCTGCGTAACTCATTAGTGCCTCCATATTATTCAGATACAAGAATAGAAAATGGACACCTCTTACTCTTATCACCTTTTATTCTGTTAACTGGATTAGGAAGCTCCCAGCCAAGTCGCATAACTGCACGAAGTGCAACCATATCATTCTGCATAAGATTATATACAATTTCCTTTGTTGTTATATCCTGTCTTACAGAATATACAAGCTGGTTAAAATCTCCGCTTATCATTAATGCCTTGCTTGCATCATATGCACCATTAAGAGGGAAATACATAGGATTACCATCTAATGCGTAATTAGTTGCCCCCTGCATATCTGATTTAAAAAGCGGAACTCCATTATTATCTCTTAAGCCCCTGAGCTTCGCTCTCATTGTCACATCCGCAATTGCTCCTGTTGGAAGATAACCACTAGCCTCAATATTGGCTATAACACCGCCTTCTGCCATAATATCCGTATACAGATCACTTGTTAATGTTGTCTTTGCTCCTGCTGTCTTAGCTGTTGTTACAATATCATCTCTCCAAGTTGTTGGTTTATCAACTCCAAAAAGAACCGCTCCATCAATCTTATTGCCAAAAGCTTCTGCAATTCTTGGCTTAATCTCTGCCCATAAGTCATAATCAGCATCATCTAATACCGCTTCCGGTATAGGAACAATTACCGCAATCTCTTCTGCATATATATACTTATTAGCCCAGGCCTGCTTTGTAGTCTGCTTTGTTCCTGGTTCTCCATTAACAAAATACGCTACTGGAAGCATATCTAATACTGGCATACTTGTCTTATTGCTGGTCATATTGG